GCTCTCAACGCACGCAAGCCTGCGACCTTCTTCAAGGAACTGAAAGAGGAACGCAAGAAATACCTTGAACGCATCTGCGTTACCAATCCGAGCAACAAAGTGTTCATGAAAGGCTGGCTGCGCAGGCTTGACAGCATCATGTACGGCAAGTTACAGCTGAACACTTACCCTATAAGGACGATAGTATTTTAATGTCTTTTTCATAGGCTTTACTGATTTAGGATTGAGGCAGGGCAGCTGTGACAGTTCCCCTGCCTTTTGTCAACAAGAAACACAATGAAGAGATACATTATCATAGCAGCCACCGTGATTGCCTTCCTGTGCATCGTCACCCTCCAGCACAGGAAGATAGAAAGGCTGACCAACGAGAGGGACAGGTACAGGGGCAACAGCGAAGCTCTCATGAAGGATGTGGAATACTTCAGGGTACGAGACTCCCTGAGCGCTGCGCGTGCGGAAACCCTGGAGCTTACGGTCAAAGAGTTTGAACGCTTCCGGGCGGAGGACGCTGCCCTGATACGCGAATTGCGTGAACGCAACAGGGACTTGGCCCAGGTGAGCAAGACCCAGAGCGAGACGATAATCGAACTCATGGCGATACCGAGGGACACCGTTGTTATAAGGGATTCCATGCCCGTCCCTGCCGTTGCCGTCCACTGCGGAGACGCATGGTATGACTTTGAAGGGTTGCTGGCAGGCGGCGAGTTCACCGGAAGGCTGCGCAACCGCGATTCACTTCTCCTTGCGGAGACGGTTAAATACAAGCGGTTCCTCGGTTTCCTTTGGAAAACGCGCAGGATACAAGACAGGAACCTTAATGTGGTATCCCTTAATCCGCATACGGAGATAATGAGCGTGGAGCATATAATCATTGAAAAGTAAGCCGCTCCCAGTGGGTAAAGATAGGCCAAACGCTTCTGTCATAATGGGCAAATTCGCATAAGAGACAATAGGTTATGATTACTCCAAGGCGGCTAATACCACGAAACATCTCACGCACGGAACTGGATTCCGTGAAGGCAAGACAGGCCAAGGTCGGAAAGGAACGCGATGTCCAGCTCCTTGAAAGGTGCGAGCGCATCTGGGACAACATGGACGATTTCCGCAAGGAAAGGGCGAGGGCAGACCGTTTCATCTACGGAGACCAGCTCGCCGATCTCATTGAGGTCAACGGCAAGACCATGACCCAGAGACAGTACCTGCTGAAGACCGGCAATGTGGCACTCCAGAACAACCAGCTCAAAAACAAGGTTGAGACTATCGTGGGAGTCATAGTCAAGGAGGAGAACGAACCTATATGCAACGCCATTGACAGGGACGAGCAGCAGTACGGAGAGGTGATAACCGCAGGTCTGAAGGCTAACTGCGACAAGAACCAGATGAGCATACTCTATATCCAGTTAATGAAGGAGATGTGCGGAGGCGGTCTTGCAGTGGCGCATGAGAGTTACGATGCGACAAGCGGCCCTACTGACAGGCTGGATTCATGGACGCAGTTCGTCAATCCCAACCAGGTCTTCTTCGATGCGGAGATGACCGACCCGCGTTTCTGGGACATCAAGATAATAGGCCAGTTCTTCGACAAGAGCAGGGGAGAGGTGGAGGCCATGTTCGCACGCAGCAAGAAGGATGTGGCGCTTCTCAGGGAGATATACCGCACCCAGTCCCTCCTTTTCGCTACGGAGGACATGAACCAGCTCACGGACAAACTGGAGGAACGCGATGCCGTCTTCCTGACTCCGGAGGACACCACCAAGTGCCGCGTCTTTGAAGTCTGGACGAAAGAGACCAAGGCGAGGATACGCCTGTACGATACCAACTCCCCGACACCGGAGGAGATAATCATAGACGAGGACGATACCGCATACCGCAGGCAGATAAAGGAAGAGAACCTTCGCAGGCAGCGCATAGGCCGTGAATCAGGCTGGGATGACAGCGTGGTGCCGTACATAACCGGTGACGGTTTCGGAGCTGACGAAACGGACAAGAACGGCTTTTTCATTGACGAGTTCTGGTATTGCCGTTTCCTCGCTCCTGACGGAACGATACTCTGGGAGGGAGAATCCCCTTATGCTGACCGCTCGCACCCTTTCACTATATGCGCAACCCCTATGGTGGACGGCAAGATAGTGGGATACCTGCATGACGGCATCGACCTCAACATAGCGATAAACAGGGCGATGATACTCCATGACTGGCTCCTGCGTGCGCAGGCCAAGGGAGTAGTTGTCGTCCCTAAGAGCATAGTGCCGAAGGATGTCTCCTTCAAGGAGTTCGCAAACAGCTGGACGAGCATAGACGAGATGGTGTTCATAGATGTCAAGCCGGGACAGGAGAAGATGATGCCGCAGGTATTCTTCTCCGCAGGTCAGAACTTCAATGTCAGCGAACTGCTCAATACCTATTCGCGCCAGCTGGAGAACAGTACCGCTATTAGCGGAGCCATACAGGGCAAGACCCCGTTTGCCGGCACATCGGGTTCACTCTACGCGCAGATGGCTAACAACGCCACCACTTCCATAGCGGCCCTGCTCAAACAGTTCCGCAACTTCATGAACGAGCTGTCGAAGAAGAAGGCCAAGAACATAGCGGCCTTCTACGATGCGCAGCGCTGGCAGGAGATAGTGGGCAACATAGACAGCATCTTCGACAACTCCAACCTTGACCTCAACAGGATCCCGGACATAGAGTTCGACCTGGAGGTAAGGCAGAGCGTTGAGACCCCTGACGCTAAGGAGATAACCAAGCAGGATGCCCTTGTATTCCTACAGGCCGGTCTCATCTCCTTTGAGGAGTTCCTTGAGATTACGAAAGTCCCTTACGCGCAGAAGATACTCCAGGGCAGGCAGGCAAGGCAGGCCGAAGCCGAAGCCGCACAGAGGGGAGAGATCCCGCAGGGTGCGGTCAATGATGCCGTGAGAGCGAACAACGCGGCGAACCTGAACGCGCAGGCGGCAGGGATCGTCCCTATATCAGCTTCGCCTTCCGCAAACGCTCCTCGATAAAGAACCGTCTCCTCACTTCCTTGTCATGCTCAGACATGGCCTGATTGCCGGCCTTGTCGGGAGTATGGTAATAGCAGCCGTTCTTCAATGTCTGTAGCGTGAGCAGCCTTGCGTGGAACCCGAATACCTGTTTCTCGGCCTTGAAACGCCACTTGTCGTAGGTGGTGAGCTGGTCTGGGTGGAAGTTCTTTGAGGCTACATAGATCATGGTGCGCTCCCTGCGGTAACGCTCGTCCGCCATAGCCACCACTTTCTTGTATGTGTAGTTCGCCCACAGGGTCACTACCAGGATTGCGAGTTTGCGAAATAATCTCTTCATGTTATAGAGCTGTAAAGTTTGTCTTGTCCTTTATTATGATGCCTTCTTCCTCCTCCGGCAGTCTCACCCAGGCAGGCATCTCCATCTCCTTCATGCCCACCCACAGTAGTATGGCCGTAGCCATGACGACATCATCATGTTTCTTCGGAGAGGCGTTGAACTTGCCGTGATCCTCCACATAGGTAGACATCTCGTTGGTGCAGAGACGGCTCGGCTCGTACCACAGTCCGTCCCTCACGCATGTCTTCATGTGGTCTATTATCTTAGGCTTGGTCACGGCGTTGGTGTGGAAACCGTACTTACCTACGACCCCTTCCTGCACCTTATCCTCGTTGGTGCGTCTCATATAGAGGTTGTCGTAGAATCCGGCGAGGATGTCAAGGATATATTCAAAGCCGTCCCCTCCGGTATCCCTTTCCTTGTCCTTCGTCTCCAGCGTGTTGGATTCTATCACGAGAAGGGCGTGACCGTACCACTCCGCGAGCCTCGCGGCATCATAGGCCAGCATGTCATGGTCGGTATGGTAGTGCATCTCGGCCACTATGTTCGGCCTGCCCTCCAGTCCGAACTCCGGCATGAGCATCAGGCGGTCAAGCACGCGCACGGAGGAGAAGTCGGAGGTGTCGTTAGGGCCTCCGATATCCACAGCCACGATATACCTGTCCGTCATAGGCGTATCGTCCGGTTCTTCCCATATCCGCAGGTTCCCTTCCGAGTTAGGCACGAAACGGATGTTGTTCAGCAACTCCTCTCCCTCCCTCGCATCGCTTATGAGGTCGCCCACCATGACAGGCTCCTTGCAGCTGCGTGCCATGTCCTCCACCGTGAACGGGTCGAAGACATGCTGTCCAGCCGTGAGGAACGCCTGTACCGCAGTGGCCGGAGCCTCGTTGCACATCTTGGCGAAGGAGAGTTTCAGACGGCGGTAACGATACCAGTTGATGCCTTCAAGGGTAGCGCCCAGCTCCCAGAGCCACCAATAGTATTCACCCGCATCCCTCCAGCGCCCGAAGGCGGTCTTATCGTTACGGTGTTCATAGAGCCACTGGGCGAACTCCCTGCGATCCTGTATCGGCCTTGTGTCGTTCTCGATGAGCATGAAAGGGACGAAGAGCGGAGCATAGCCGCCTTCTCCCTCCTCGCATGATATCCATACATCATGGAAGAAGTCATCGGAGTTCTTGGCCGTTGACTCCATGACCTCCATAGTGAGCGGCCTTTCCACCAGTCCTCCCTGCAAGTCGGCCACTATGTCCTCGGCGCGTTTCTCAGGAGTGTCCGGCCATACTCCCACCTCGGAATAATGCACGCCTGCTATGTCCTTTCCTCGCAGGGTATCGGGTTTCTCTGCGGTGCCTATGAAGATAAGGCCCTCCAGAACCTGCCTGTTGTCGTTGTCCTTTATCGCGTAGGCGTGTCCTGTCGTTCCTATCTGCGAGAGTTTGAGCTGCGTACCGTCAGGCAGTCCCAGATCCCATGCGGGATAGTCCGCTATGGAACGCTTGAGCATCATGAGGATAGTCTCGGACGCGGTGGTGGTGTGCGCTGCTATGGCGAAGGAGTGGTACTCGTCCCACTTGAAGAGTATCCATATCTGGTAGAAGAAACAGAAGGTCGAACCTCCCCACTGACGCGCTTTCAGGATGATGAGCGCGATAGGCTCCCCTGCAAGGCGCATCTCCTCGCACTTGGCGAGCGCGACCAGCTGCGGCAGGTTGAGCTTGAAACGGATGCGGCCTCCCTTCTTCGCCTTTATCGTCTGCGTGAAGTAGGCCCAGAAACAGAAGTCGTGCTTGTGGCGGAGCCTCCGCAGCCGTCTCTCTATGTCAAAATGCGTGGGAGCCTCGCCTTTCCACCTCTTCTTCTGGATGAACTTGTCTATGCCGCCTGCGCGTACTATGGCCCTGACAAGGGGATTGTCCGCCACCTCCCTGGAAACCCACTGATCCGGTATGGCGTAGTCCGATATGTGCAGCCGCACCCTCTCCTCCCCCAGCAGATCTCCCAGACCCTCGCCGGTCACGGGGTTGTAGTCTGCATGCAGCCTTACGAGCCGCCGGGCGTTCTCCTCCAGTATGCTATCTATCGTAATATCGCCTTGCATCGGAGGTCAGTTCTTTGATTGAACGGAACAGATGGGACAGGAGCATGCCGCACAGGAAGGCGGCTATATGGGTAGTGGCCGACAACTGCGGCACGAAAGCCATGACGAGGGTGACGATGGCGAAGGTTATCGCTACAGGGGTCTTCCACCAGGCCGAGGAGAAAGGAGGGACGCGCAGGCCCAGCATGCAGTACAGGACATTGGAGAACCCTATTACCGGACGGAAAGAGAGCGGATAGACCAGCACGGCAACGAGATATGACAGAAACAAATCCCTGCAAGGCTTGCAGGACTTGCGTTTCGGTGAGAACACCGTCCAGACGGCTATGCAGTTGACCGCGAGGTGGAACCAGTTGGCGTGGAAGAAGGAATAGGAGAGGGCGCGGAGCAGGTACGGCCCTCCCGTCATGTAAGGAGGAATCCCCACTGTCGCCTGCAACGCTATGAGCAGGACTATTATCGCTATCCTTACAACTCCCATTTCGCCCGTATCTTCTTTATCTCTTTCATCAGGATCTTGCGCGTGTGCTGCGGCTCTATGTAGAACTCAGGAGCAGGCTGTTCCACTATTATCTCCATCACCCGCTCCCTTGACAGCCTGCATCCCGGATGCTCCTCCAGAAAGCGGCAGTATTCGTCATAGAGCCTCCATGCCCTCCTGCGGTAACAGGAGTTGAGGTTGATGAGAGACTTTCTCTTGATGATCATCCCGATTATGTCCGATGCGACCTCGGAAGAGATGTAGAACCTCGGTGCAGGCTGACGGCACACATAGCGCCCGGCTTCGCGCATCGAGCTGAAGCGGCCCTCTTCAAGCCCCTTCTTGTAAACCTCATACAACGCCTTGTTGCGAATGACCCTCAGTTCATTGTCTTTCATCAAGTTATCGGCTTATACGAATTTACTAAAAGTGGGTAAAGATAGGCTGAGGGCTTTTGAGGGGGTTTTTACATTTGGGACAGTGAAGTAGGAATTTTAACACTTTATCTATATGCCAAAGACTGATAATCAAGATGTTATGTCCTCAAGAGACCGCCTTATGAGCCTCGCAAGCGAGCGTTATCCTGACCGCCACTGGAAGGGACAAATCGGACAAGACGGACAAGACGGACAAGATGAGCTTGAAGATGCCATCTATGAGATGATCTCCGACTATTCCACCAGGCAGGCTGCTTATGACGAGAACAACGGCAAGCTCCGTGACCTCCTCATGAGCGATCCCGACTGCGCGGAGCTTATGCAGAGGTGGGTTGAGACAGGAGATGTGAGGGTCGCTCTCGTTGAGAAGTTCGGGGACGAGCTGGGAATGAGCGATGAGGCTAAGACGAGATTCAAGGACAACCTTGAATCCTGGCGGAGCCGCAAGGAGGAGAATGACCGCCTCGTGGCCGAATCCGATGCCAACTGGAACGCCTCTCTGGAAGCACTCAATTCGTGGGGTGACGGCAAGGGCCTATCTATGGAGCAGAAAGCCGATGTTATGGGCCGTCTGCTCGCCATCACCTTCAACGGTATGGAGAACAAGTACGGCGCAGACGACTTTGAACTCGCCCTGAAAGCTCTCAACTATGACAACGATGTTGAGAACGCACGCGAGGAGGGCATGGTCGCAGGCGCAAACGCCAAGATTAACACCGTCAAGCGCGGAAGGGCAGCAGCCGCCAACATGCCTCCTGCATCCACAGGGGGACAGGGTATGAGGGGCAGGGAACCTCAGCCGGCCAAGCCTAAGAGCGTATGGGACGGAATCGAATAACAGACAACACTTATAATCCTTATACATTATGAGACTTCTTTCTTTTCTTAAAAGTCACAAGTTGGGCATTGTGTCAATGCTCCTTGTGATTCTCGCAGTGGCTCTGGGAGCCGACTGCGGATTTGCAATGGCCGTTGACCCAGTAGATGTGGCGGATGCGGCCAATCCTTCGGACAACATGAAGCCTTACGATGCTTCCACTAATCCTGGAGGCCGTCCTGCTGAGGAGACCCCGAAGCCGGACGAGCAGGGCTTTGACACCCAGTTGCAGGGCAAGAGCGCAACGGCTACCGATGTGCGCGATGCCGGCCTGGAAGCCGAAGACTATGATCGCGATGTGGTGAACTTTAGGAAATTCCGTTTCCCGATTGAAGTCTACATCGCTAACCAGTGCCGTCCTGTCAAGAGCGACTCCTATGTTCACGGACACTTCCGTGCAGGATCAACCGACCTGGACGCTATCTTCGCAGGTGCTGACATCGAAATCACAGGAGGCAGCAACGCTTCCGTGAAGTGGGACGGCGTGAACTCCGTTCTCGCTTTCAAGGCATCTGAGGCCACCCTTACCGTTCCTGTAAGCGAATTTGAGAACCCTGAGTGTTTGCAGACCTACTCCACCGTATATGTAAGTGGTGTTGAGGGATTCGTGACAAACGCAGCAGGCGAGGAGGTTCCTGACGGAGAACTTGCACTCTATGTCCTTGACTTTGACGAGGACGGAAATGTGAAGTTCGCAGTCCTCAACCCTCCTACCGACAGCAACAACGAGATCACCATTTCAAGCGGCGCGGTCTTCATGGCATCAGCCACCGCATGCTCGGAGTCACAGATCCGCGTGGCACCGGAGACCTACCTGCCTGAGAAGAAGGATGTATATCTCCAGAAGAAGAACATGACCTGCATCATCACCGATGAGTTCGAGGAGCAGGACAAGAAGACAGGACACGGAACCAAGGATGTCCTCGCCAACGCCATGTTCAACTTCCGCCGCAAGTGCGCGAGGAGTCACTGGCTCGGCAAGATGGGCCGTCTGGATGTCAAGGTCAAGGAGCTTAACGGAAACCGCGAGGCCGTCTATTTTGAGGAGGGTATCCTTCGCCAGATCCCTATGCTCTACACCCACAACGACAGCCTTACCGATGACGACATGATGGCTATCACCTCTCTCCAGTTCACGGAGAACTCCGCATCCGACAGCGCAACCGTATTCTGCGGCAAGCGCCAGATGAAGAGGATAATGAAGCTCGTCAACAGCGCAACCCACTTCAAGGATGTATCCAAGGTGGAGGTTAACCGCTACGGCATCAAGGTTCGCAACTGGACTGACAACTTCGGCCAGCTGGAGTTCGTATACGACCCTACCCTTGACGATATCCGCTATGAGGACTTCATGGTGGTGGTAGACCTGAAGAACGCAGTGCGTTACTACAAGCGCAACGAGAAGGACATCAAACAGGACATGAAGAAGTCCGGCGAGAGCCGCGAGGCAGTTGCACACAACAAG